TCTCGTCCAGCTCGCTGTCGGCGTTGAACAGCCGCTTGCTCAGGTCCGCGATGGCCGAGAAGGGTCCGAAGTGCGGGAAGTCGCCGCCCTCGGTGAAGATCAGCACCGGGCACTCGCCCAGCGGGTGGACGCCGTTGGCCAGCGGTCGCTTTTCCTTGTCGACGGCCGACCACTTCTCGCGGTCGAAGTGCCACGTGCAGGCGGTGCGCGAGCCGTCGGCCTGCGTGAAGTTGCCGCCGAACTCGACGAAGTCGAACTTGCCGTCGTCGCCCACGGCGAAGTCGGTCAGACTCTCGGGCTCGATGGTCGTCCAGAACGGCAGCTTGCGCGTGCTCAGCTGCTCGGCCTGGCTGGCGGGCAGCACTGACGGCATGTCCACCAGCAGCAGCATGCTGCCGCGGGCCTTGGCCTGCACGATGAACTGCGACCAGAACACCTCGATGGCGTTGCCCTTGCCGTCCACGTCCTCGGCGATCTTCTTGAACTGCGCGTTCGGCAGCTCGCGCTGCACGGCCATCGTGCTGATGTAGCCGGCGAAGCGGCTGCAGGCCAGCGCCAGCGGCGAGGCATAGAACGCGATCTCGTTGCGCCGAGCGAACTTGACATCGCTCTCGCGCGGGTAGCGCACCAGGTAGCTGGCGCCGTTCAGCGTGACGGTGCCGTCGCCGAACTCCGACACGGCAGGACGAAACGGACCATCACCGCGCAGGGCATGCGCGATGAACTGGAAGCGCGGCGCGCTGGTGTTTGGCATGTCGTGTGGGCTGGGGCAGACGCTGGGAGTCTGTTGCGCAAGTTATGCAGATTGCGCATAACTACGGCCGTACCTTCCGCCGCGTCAACAACCACGGCGTGAGGCCTGATGGACATCGCACAACTGAAGGAAAAGCTCGGGGACGAGACGTTCTCCAAGCTGCAGGGCTACGTGACGGATCTGATCGGGCAGCGCGACACCGCCCGCCAGGAATCGATCACCGGCCGGAAGAAGCTGAAGGACGACCTGGAGAAGGCCCAGGGTCTGGCAACGAAGGCGCTGGAGAAGCTCGGCATCGAAAGTGCCGACGATCTGGACGCCCTGCCCGACGCCAAGGGTCAGGTCGAAGCCCTGAGGCAGTTCGAGACCAAGCTCAAGCGCACCGAGCGGGAACGCGACGACGCGAAGAAACTGGCCGACGAAGCATCCGGCAAGTACCGAAGCAGCCTTCAGAAGGCGGCCATCGCCGAAGCGCTTGGCGGGCACGAGTTCGTGGCCCGCGACATCGTCGAGACCTACATCAACCAGCGGTTGGTGTGGGAGGGCGATGACCTGTTTTTCAAGTCCGACGACGGGAAGCTCATCCCGCCGAAGGACGGAGTCGCCGGGATCGCCAAGACGCGCCCCGAGCTGCTCAAGCCCACCGGCACGGGAGGTGCGGGTATGCGTCAGTCCAACGCGGGAAGCGGTGGCGGCGGCAAGACGATGACCCGAGCCGAGTTCGAAGCCATGGAGCCCGCAGCGCGGGTCGAGGCCGCGAAGTCTGGCGTTCAACTGACCTGACACCCTCATAGGAGCCCAACGTGGCCAACACCCTCACCTCCCTGATCCCCGAGCTGTACAGCAACCTCGACGTCGTCAGCCGCGAGCTGGTCGGCATGATCCCCGCCGTCACGCTCGACCCCGTGGCCAGCCGCGCCGCGCTGAACGCCACCGTGCGGACCTTCTCGGCGCCCGCCGCCACCGCCAGCGACATCACCCCCGGTGTGGCCGCGCCTGACACGGGCGACCAAACCATCGGCAACGGCACGCTGTCGATCACCAAGGCCCGCAAGGTGCCCATTCGCTGGAACGGTGAAGAAACGCTGGCTGTCGGCGGCGCCGGCTTCGGTGCATCGCAGATCCGCGCCGCGCAGATCCAGCAGGCTTTCCGCACGCTGGTCAACGAGATGGAAGCGGACCTCTGCGCCCTGCACGTCAACGCCAGCCGCGCCTACGGCACCGCCGGCACCACGCCGTTCGGCACCGCTGGCGACTACACCGACGCCTCGAACGCTCGCAAGATCCTGGTCGACAACGGCGCGGGCGAGTCCGATCTGCACCTGGTGATGAACACCGCGGCCGGCGCCAACATCCGCGGCAAGCAGTCGCGCGTCGACGAGGCCGGCACGACGGCGCTCCTGCGCCAGGGTGTCCTGCTCGACACCAGCGGCATGATGCTGCGCGAGTCGGCGCAGATCGTGACCTTCACCAAGGGCACGGGCGCCAGCGCCACCACCAACACGGCGGGCTACGCTGTCGGCGCCACGGTCATCACCCTGGCTGCGGCAGGCACCGGCACGATCCTGGCCGGCGACGTCATCACCTTTGCGGGCGACACCAACAAGTATGTCGTCGCCTCGGGTGACGCCAGCACTGCAGACGCCGGCACCATCACGCTGGCCGCCCCGGGCCTGCGCCAGGCCATCGCGGCTTCGGCCACCGCCATCACGCTGATCGCCACCTCGGCGCGCAATATGGCATTCCGCCGCAGCGCCATCGTGCTGGCCACCCGCCTGCCGGCTCTGCCGGACGGCGGCGACGCGGCCATCGACCGCGCCGTGGTCACCGACCCGCGCTCGGGGGTCTCGTTCGAGATCAGCATGTACGCGCAGTACCGCCAGATGTACTACGAGGTAGCGGCCTGCTGGGGTGTGAAGGCCGTCAAGCCCGAGCACATGGCCCTCCTGTTGGGCTGATCGCAATGACCACCCAGACCGCGACGGTCAAGGTGGTTTCGACGGACCCTGCCAGCCAGGGTCCGTTCGTGATCATCAACGAGGCCGACTTCGACGAGGCGGTGCACGAGCTGTACACCGCCGCCACCGACACGCCCAAGAAGCGCTCGGCCAAGCCCACACCCACCACGGAGGCCTGACATGGCAACCGCAGAGAACGCAAAGCTCCAGTACGAAGCCGGCCAGAACGCCGTCGCCATGTCGGCGCTGACTAACAGCGGCGACGAGACCACCTTCACCAGCGCGGCGACGCTCTGGTCCGGCCGCAGCGGCTACGCGCCTGTCGTGCGGCCCAATGGTGTGCTGACCGGCTTTGCCGTCACCACGCACGCCACCGACAACACCGTCACCATCGCGGCCGGCACCCTGAACCTGGCCGGCGTCGTGACATCGGTCTCGGCCGGCTCGCTGGCCGCCACGCGCCCGGCGACGGCCGTGTCGAAGGTGGTTTCGCTGACCGTGAACAGCAGCGGCGCCCTGGCGGCCGTGGCTGGCACCGACGGCAGCACCACCGCATTCAGCGAGACGCGCGCCGCAGCCGGCGGACCGCCGCTGATCCCGGTCGGCTCGATCGAGATCGGCCAGGTGCGCTACACCAGCAACACGGCCGGCGTCGTCGCCGCCGCCGAGATCTACCAGGTCGTCGGTCTGCACCGCGAGCGCGCCGACTTCCCGCTGTACGACGTGAACTATGGCGAAGGCAGCGTGACGTTCCTGGACGCCCTGCCCGAGATCCACACCGGCCCGGTGCCCAAGGCGGTCTACGCCAGCTACGCTTCGCCGATCTTCGCCGACATCGCGCTGGCCAGCGACTTTGTGCCGCCCGAGACCTCGCACTCGGTCAGCTCGACCCAGGTCTACGGCACCACGCTGGGCGCCACGGCCTCCACGCTGGGCCAGGGCAGCTTCACGGCCTTCCTGAGCAACGGTGTCAGCGACGCGCTGGTGACGCTGAAGAACGAGACCTTGTGGTTCAAGTTCTTCCCCGACCGCTACGCCTCGCCCTACATCCTGTGCCAGGGCAAGCTGGGTATCGCGCGCACCTTCCCGGCGGCTGACAGCCTGCAGGCGGCGTGCACGATCTCGGCCAGCGCTGCGGCTACCGAGGTGGCCTGATGGGCTTCAACGCGGAGCAGTTCGAGCGCGCGCAGTTTGCGCCGCGCCGGGCCAGCGTGTCTGTGGATGCGCTGGCCGCCTTTTTCCCCGAAGGCGAGCCGGCAATGTGGGAGGTGCGAGGCCTCTCGTCGTCCGAACTGCACCGCGCGCTGGAAGCCGGCAAGCGGCAGGGCAGCATCGAGCAGATCGTGCGCGCCATTGCCGGCAGCGGCGACCAGGCCGAGGCGGTGCGCTCGGCGCTGGGCCTGTCCAAGGACACGCCGGGCGAGATCGCAAAGCGCCTGGAGATGCTGGTCATGGGCAGCGTGGCGCCGAAGGTCGAGCTGCCCACCGCAGTGAAGCTGGCCGAGGCCTTCCCCATCGAGTTCCTGTCGATCACCAACCGCATCACCGAACTGACAGGGCAAGGCGCCGACCTGGTAAAGCCCGCAGCCGCCTCGCAACCGATCCCGGCCTAGTCGCTTCCATGCGGCTGCTTGAGATGCGAGGCGGCTTTCTCTACCAGCACCGGCCGGACGTGATCCCGCAGGGCTTCATGACGGACGAGGAACTCGCCATGTGGGCGGTCTACTACGAGCGCAAGGCCGCCGAGGCCAAGAATGGCTGACCTCACCAAGACCGTCAGCATCATCTTCGAAGGTGAGGACCGGGTAACGGTCACCACCGACAAGATCGCGCGCACCTTCCAGGCTGTCGGCACCGAGGCCAGCGGCGCCGCGGCCAAGGTCGACCAGCTCGACAAGGAGATGGACGACCTCGGCAAGAAGGCGCCGGCCATCGCCAGCGTCTCAAGCGCGCTGCAGGCACTGGCCGCGTCGCTGGTGGTCAAGGCCTTCATTGACGCCAACGTCGAGGCCGAGAAGTTCACGCGCACGATGACGCTGCTGAAGGGCAGCAGCGAGGCCGCGGCGCAGGAGTTCGCCTTCGTCAAGGACACGGCGAACCGCCTGGGCCTTGAGATCGCAGTCACCGCCGGCGCCTATTCCAGCCTCACGGCGGCCACCAATGGCACCGCGCTGCAGGGTGAGTCGACCCGCGTGATCTTCGAAGCCGTGGCCCGTGCCATGGCCGCCCTGGGTCGGTCGAGCGAAGAGACCGGAGGCGCTTTCCTGGCCATTACGCAGATCGTCAGCAAGGGCCGGGTGAGTCTTGAGGAACTGAACGGCCAGCTCGGCGAGCGCCTGCCCGGTGCGCTGCAGATCGCGGCGCGCGGGCTGGGGATCACCACCACCGAACTGATCAAGCTTGTCGAGACCGGAGGCCTGACCGCTGAGCAGTTCCTGCCGCGGTTCGCGTCCGAACTCAACAGGACATTCGCCAGCGCCACCTTCGACGGCTACGTGGCGTCGCTGGCGCGGCTGAAGAACAGCATAGGCGACGCGTTCCTCACCATAGGCGACGCGGGTGCTTTCAACATCCTGATCAAGGGCGTGCAGGGCGCCACCGCGGTCATCACGGGCTCGGTGGCCTCGTTTGTCTTGCTTGGCGAAGTTGCCGGGGCGCTTGCCGCCAAGCTGTCCCTTGGCAAGTCCTTCGACTTCGGCGCCGCCGTCGAAGCCTCGATCAACAAGGCCGCCAACGCGACACGCGGCGCCAACGAGGCACTTCTGGGCGCAGAGAGCGCGACTAAGGCTGTAGGCGACGCAGGAACTGCTGCCGGCGCCAAGCTGGCCAGTGGCCTCGCCGGGACCGCCGCGCAGTCGGCCGACGCCTGGAAGAAGGCCTCGGGCGAGATCGACAAGGCGCTGAAGGTGCTGGGCATCGATCCCAAGACGCTGATCGACCCGATCATCGAGGTCAACTCTGCATTCAAGGATCTGACCGGAAACGTCGCGGCAGTCGGCGACGTGATCATCGTCGGCCTGATCGGCGCCCTGCAGAAGCTGCCGCAGGACGCCAGCCTCGACACCCTGCGCCAGCAGATCGCCTACGCCTTCCGCGACGGCAAGATCAACGCCGAGGAATACGCCCAGGCGCTGGCGCTGATCGACACCAAGCAGAAGGGCCTTTCGCCGTCCTTCGGCCCGGTCAGCGATGCCGCGCGCCGCCAGGCCGAGGAGTTGGCCAAGACCGCCAAGGAGGCGAAAAAGGCATCCGAGGATCTGGACAAGTACCGGCTGGAGCTGGAGAAGCTGGCTAGCAACGAGCGGATTAAGAACATCGAGGCCAAGGTCTCGCTGAACATCGCGCAGCTGCAGGAGGACACCAAGCGCGCGCAGGCGGTGTTCGAGTCGCTCGACAACACCGTCAACAGCACGGGCGACCTGATCGGAAGCCTCTTCGGCCTGTTCAAGGACATGGACAGCCTCAGTTTCGGCGCCATCCGCGCCATCGAGGACCAGATCGAGAAAGAGAACCAGCGCCGCCAAGAGGCGCTGAACATGCAGAAGAAGCTGGTCGAGGCGCAGATCGCGCAGATCCGCGCGCAGACCCAGGCCCTGGAGAAGGGCGATTCCATCATCAAGGTCGACGGCGCAGGCCTGAAGCCGCACCTGGAGGCCTTCATGTGGGAGATCCTGCGGACGATCCAGGTGCGCGTGAACGCTGACGGCCTGAAGATGCTTCTAGGCACCTGACATGCTGTGCATCGTCTCCACCCCGGACTATGACCTCGACGGGTTCGTCGAGCTGCAGCTCGTCAGCCAGGCCGAGCCCAGCGAAACGCGCCGCCGCGTCACCCGCATCGCCACGCTGGACGGCGGCGTCGTGCTCAATGACTTCGGATTCAGCGACGGCGACCGGACGATGGTTCTGCGCTGGCAGCCGGCCAGCCGGGCGCAACACGACGACATCGAGCGCCTGGTGCAGACCTACAGCCAGCTCCAGGTCGCCGTCAGAAGCGGGGTCTACCTCGCCGCGCCTGAGTCCTACCAGCAGGGCAGTGATGAGTCGTCGCTGCGCCTGCTGGTGGTCGAGAAGCTCTCCACCTGATCGGAAACATGCCATGACAGTGCCAACCGTTGCCACCTACTCCGCTGCCGCGCTGATCGCAGCGCACACCAGTTTCCGCGACCTTATCGACAGCGGCAGCGGCGCTGGCTTCTTGCGCATCCGCAACAGCGCCGACGCGCTGCTGGCCCAGGTGCCGCTGAACGATCCATGCGGCAGCGTCAACGGCACCACGGGTCAACTGACCTTCAGCTTCAGCGGACGCGACGAGAGCGCCGACGCCACCGGCACCGCGGCCTATGGCGAGTTCTGCGACAGCGATGGCGACGTGCACCTGGCGCTACCTGCTCAGGCGGGCACTGCGGCCGTCAGCGGCAAGCTCGTGCTGAACACGCTCAGCATCATCTCCGGCGGCCCCGTCGAAGTGCTGAGCGCCACGATAGGCTGACACCGTGTCGGTCGTCTTCCAGCTCGCCTGCGACGGCAGCAACGGCTCGACCACGTTCACCGACAGCAGCCCGTCGCCAAAGACGGTCAGCGTATTCGGCAACGCCCAGGTCAGCACGGCGCAGAGCAAGTTCGGCGGCGCCAGCGCGGCCTTCGACGGCACGGGCGACTATCTCAGCGTCGCCGATTCGGCCGACTGGGACATCCCTGGCGACTGCACCGTCGAGTTCTGGTTCCGCACCGAGGTCTCCTCCGGCGTCTCCTTCACGAAGGGGATCATCGGCACGGGCACGCTGGCGTCCAGCGCCGGCTGGGCAGTGGGCCACTACATGGGCACCCTGTCGCTGCGGATCAACTCCACCAGCTACTCGGGCAGCGGCACGATCAACGATGCCACCTGGTATCACGTCGCGCTGGTGTGGAACGGCGCCAGCTTCAAGTGCTACCTGAATGGCGCCGAGCTATACAGCGGCACGGCCGGTGCCATCGACACCAGCGCAGCGCTCATCGTCGGCAACTTCAGCCCCATCGATGCCAACCGCTACCTGCATGGCTACGTTGACGACATCCGCGTGGCCAAGGGCGAGGTTATCTACTCGGCGCCATTCACGCCGCCGATAGTCGCGCACCCGTCGAGCTGGCTGGCCTACGTCGCCGGCACCGGCCCGCTACAGCAGCCCAGCGCGCTGGGCGCTCCCATGGTTCCGGGCTATGTTGCCGCCACCGGCCCGCTTGGCGCCGCCGAGATCGTGGCACGCCAGCCGGTGGCCGCGCATGTCTCCGCGGACGGCCCCCTCGGGTCCGCGCTGGTTCTGGGCCTGCACGACTTCAGCGTCTTTGTGGAAGGCCTGGCCACCTTCTACGTCATGGACATGGACACGCCAGGCGGCACTGTGCGTGCGCCGATCAGCAGCTGGCAGGCCACGCTCCAGACCGGCTCGGCGAACTACCTGCAGTGCGTCATCCCGGCCTGCGCGCCATACCTGGACGACATCAACGAGGCCACATCCTTCACCGTCTCGCGCCGCGCCGTCCTGGCCAACGGCACGGTGCTGGAGTACGCCATGGCCTCGGCGCCTGTCGACAACCCCTCGATTTCACGTGGAACGTCGAACTACACCGCAGTCCTCGACGGCTACAGTGCCGCGTTGACTGCCGACGCGGACCCATCGACGGCACTAGACCGCACGCTGCAGGACGTGAGAACGGTCTTCAACCAGGCCAGCGGCGTGCGCGTTCGCTGCGGCGTCGACTGGCTTCTCAGGCCGGCGCAGCGCGCCTATCTCGGCGACACGCCGTTCATCGTCAGCTACATCAACTACTACGTTTCAGACGGCGACCAGTACATGGACGTCGGCGAGCGCATCGAGGAGGCCTGAAGTGGGCTTCGCGCGCATTCTCAGCGGCGGCACAAACGGGCGATACTCCATCGAGATCGACTATGGCGAGGCCACGCGCCAGGGTCTCCTGACCTCGATCACGGCGGTCATCGCCAGTATCGACAGCGCCATCGCATCGGTCTCTGTACTTATTTTGGAGGGTGAGGTGAAGGAGGCCGCGGCCATCGCCGCGGTGAATGCCGCGCGGGATGCCCTGATCGCCGCCACGCTGCCGGGGCTCCCCGCAGGGAGCCCGAAGCCAGACACCGCTGGATTCCGCTTTGCAGTGAAGAGGCTCACCGACCTGAAGGCGATTCACGAGCCGCTGCGCATCCGCAAGGAGTCCTTGCGGCACCAGCGCGCGATTGCGGTCAACCGCGCCGCGGCATGGTCAGCATTCACAGCCGTCGAGACGCGCAACGCCTGGTGCACAGACTACACCGACGACGCGGCGCCGGGGTCATATGCGGCCACCGTCGAGATCCCGGGCGATTCGAGCCTGATCCTGCTCGCGCCGGGCTGCAGGACATGGTCGGAGGGCGACGGCATCCTGACAGCCCGCGAGATCCTGTCGCCAGAGCAGGCCTACCTGAATGCGGCCATCCTGCCCGGGTGGCAGAAGTTCAAGCCCACATACCGCTGGGGCACGTGCACGGGCATCAACTATGACGCGAACACCATGGACGTGTCTTTGTTCGCGCAGTCATCAACCGCGCAAGGTTTGAGCGTCAACCAGGCCAGCGCCCTGACCTCCGTCCCCGTGGTCTACATGACATGCAACGCCCTGGCGTTCGAGATCGACGACCGCGTGGTGGTGCAGTTCGTCGGCCAGGATTGGGCCAATCCGCGGGTGATCGGCTTCCTGGACAACCCGAAGCGATGCAACGCGTGGCAGCTGTTCCAGAGCGACTACATCCAGGACACCATTCTCGACGACGACTCCGCGGACTTCTCGCGCCTCACCTATCTTGAGTACAAGTCCTACTTCGCCGACATGGATCAGTGGCTGCTCTGGGAAACCGAGGCGGCAAGCGGGACGCTACTGCTGCGCGTCAGGCAGGCCGGCGGCGCATGGAGCGAATACACGGTCTCCCCAATCGCCGGGGGCTGGCTGGGGATCAACGTCACGCCGGGGCTCTATGGATCGAACAACTCATTCAACTTCGTGCGGGAACTTACCGGCGCGCAGCGCATGATCGTCTCGGTCCAGATGACGATCAACTCATCGAGCCCCATCGGCACCTACCCGACGACGAGTTACCCGCAAACATCGGATGCTGTCTTTGAGTTCCTGGCCACCAAGCTGGACGGCGGCGTCATCTACAACGCTGCCTTCCGGATCAAGAACAACGGCACGGCCAACGAGTTCAAGCACTACCACCCCGTGCCGCCGGATGAGCCGGGCTCCTACACGCAGCAGATCAACGTGCACCCCGGGTCTGAGTCGCTCACCGACGTTGGCCTGCCCTCCATGCTCGACTACACGCTATACGCGGATACCCTCTGATGTCGCTCTTCGTCAAATTCGACGGCCTCAGCGCGGCCACCGGCACGCTCCAGCGCCTGCCCGCATCGCTGGAGAAGACGACCATCCTGCGCATGTCCCAGGTGGCCTACGACGAGGCCCAGCGCGGCGCCGGCCGGCACAACAGGACAGGCGCCCTTTTCCAGTCGCTCTTCAATCGCGCCATCCCCAAGGGTCGCGAGATCGGGCACGATGGCCAGCGCGCGCCGCACGCCGTCTTTGTGCAGCTTGGCACCAGGCCGCACGTCATCCTGCCCAACAAGAAGAAGGCCCTGCGCTGGGCCACGGGCGGTAAGTTCTTCTTCGCCGGCAAGGTCAACCACCCGGGCTACCGCGGCGACGCCTACCTGATCAACGCTGCCACGCTGGCGGTGCGCGAGTTCTCCAACATCGTCACAGCAGCCCTGAAGGAGCAGACCTAATGGCACTCATCTACGCCTACCCCGACGCCTACCTGGCCAAGTTCTGCACCGAGGAGCGCGAGGCCCGCGCCATCGCCGATGTCGAGCTGCGCGCCGAGACGGCCGGCTACACCTTCAGCGCCGCATGGCTGGAGCGCCTGGTCATCTACCAGACCTACATCCTGGCGTGCCTGGAGAACCAGGCCGACGCGGACGACCTGTTCACAGCCAAGCTGAAGAGCTACCGATCGCAGTTCGACGTGCTGCTTCCCCAGGCCATCCAGGCAGCAGCCGCGGCGGCCGAGACTGTGGGCGGCGCCGGCTTCGGCCTCTTCTCGATCCCGCTGGAGCGCGCGTGATGATGGCCACCCTTGAGGCCGTGCGCGACGCGCTGGCGCTGATCCCCGGCGTGGCGTCGTGCAAGGTCGGCCTGGAGGCGAACATCGGGCCGGGCGACTATCCGCTGGTGCGCCTGGTGCCCGCCCGCATCATCGCGGGCCGGCCGTACCACGCCCGCGAGTGCGAGACGCTGATCTACTTCGGCGCGCCCATCGCAAACAGCGAGGGCATGGAGTCGGTCTACACCAGCCTCTTCGAGCTGGAGACCGAGATCCTGGCCGTCCTGAAGGCGCAGGGCGCGCGCTACCGCGAGACGATCACCGACGAGGACCGGCTCGACGCCTACAAGCTCATGGCGATCCGCGCGGACATCGTGGGTGTGAACGCGGCGCCGTGAAGACCCGCTGGCTGGACCGCCGCATTGCGCTGCCGGGGCCTTGCCTGGCGCTTTGCCTGAGCGAGCCCGAGTTCAAGGCGGCGGCCAAGCACCTGCGCGTGGATGAGCCTGGTGCGTGGATCAAGACCGCGCACTCACACGCGACGACGCACTTCTTCCGTCTGCCGGGCAAGCCACCTGCATCCGTTGTGTCGCTGGCCGACTGGCAGGACCGCGAGCCGGTGGAAGTTGCCGGGCTGCTGATCCATGAAGCCGTGCACATCTGGCAGCGCTACGCCGAGGACATGGGCGAAGACCGCCCCGGCGATGAGCAGGAGGCCTACGCCGTCCAGGCCATCGCTCAGGAGCTTCTGGCCGAGTTCGCTCGGCGCATGGAGCCCGCGGCACCCACTTAAGCGGGACGCGCCGGCCGCCTGTCCAGGCGCAGAATCCGGCGCCATGAAGACCTTGGTAATCGTGGCGGTCATCGCCTTCGCGGGGCTCTTGTGGCTTGGCTCTGGCGATTCGAACAGGACAGCCAGCGGATGCCCTGGCGTCGATCAAAACGTGATCTGGCTGCCGGCCGACCGCCAAGGCGACCGCGCCGTGCTACTGAACGCCGCCGACGTGCTGAACAACCGCATGGGCGCCTGCGTCATCGGGGGCGGATGGGGCCAGCAGACCGGCATGTACTTCCTGAGCGTCCAAGAGCCAGGGAAGCCGCCTGAGAATCGACGCTACACCCTGGATGCCCTGGAAAAGCTCGCCAAGCTCGGCGAGCGCTGATCACCGACGCCCGGCCGTCTCGCCCAGCGTCTCCACCCGATAGAGCGGATCGCGGCCGGCGTTCACCACCGCCTCGGGCGTCACGCCGCGCAGCACCGCATCGGCCTTGCCCAAGCTGCCCATGACGCGGCCGGCCACCGACGGGTCAAGCCGGCGCAGAAAGTAGGCGTCGCCGCCCGGGTCGCGCTCGCGGGCCTTCTTGCCGGTCAGGTCCAGCCGCGGCGAGTTCACGCACATGCAGTGGGGATGGAAGGGCGGGCGCGGCGCCCTCGCCTTCGGGTAGACGCCGGGGCCCAGGCCGTACAGGTCGCGGCCGGCGAACAGAGAGCAGATGCACGGCGCCCCACGGCCAGGCGCGCGCCGCACCTGCACGAACTCGATGTCGGCGTCGTCCATCAGGATCTGCGCCTCGCGCTCGGCATAGGCCTTGTGCAGCTCGGTGCGGGCGATGCGCGCCGCGAAGTAGCGCATGCGCTCAAAGAAGGCCACTTCCAGGCGCTTCTCCAGCAGCTTGCTCCCTGCCCCAGCCTCCAGCGCTTCCAGGGCGTCCAGCGCCTGCTGATAGGCCGCGCGCAGGGCTGGCGTCGACAGGTTGTCCACCTGCAGGCCGGCGAAGGCCCGCCGCATGCCGGCCAGCACCGCGTCGTCGTTCAGCAGGGCCTCGCGCAGGTACTTTGGGAGCCGTGGATTGCGCGGGCTGAACTGCAGCGGCTCGGCGTCCGGCGGCCTGAAGGTGTAGCCCTCGTACAGCTCCAGCGCCAGGCCGCGGGCGTCCTGGAAGCCTTGGGTGTGACGCTGCACCACGCCCTGCACCACCTCGCCCGCGACCAACGCCTCGGCGTACAGCCGCCTCGACAGCTGCACGGCTCCGACCTCCAGCTGCATGACCGCGGCCGGGCCCACGGCCTCGCCCAGGATGCCCGACAGCGCCGTCGACATGGTCTGCGCCATCTCGCCGCGGAAGCCGTCCATGACCGCCTGCACGGCGTCGCGCGGCACCACGCCGGCCTCGATCTGGTCGATGATCTCGCGGAAGGCCTCGCGCAGCGCCTCGTCGAGGCCGGCGACGGTGGCGGCCAGCAGGGCGCGTTCTTGTTCGGGGGTCACTTCTACTCCTTCAGCGCCATGTCGGCCGCCATGTCCACGATGCGCCAGGCCTCAGGCTGTCCGACCTCGAATCGAAGCTGGATCTGCGCCACGGCGTCTTTCCTCGTTGTGCCGGCGCGCAGCATCTGCACGGCGCACACCAGGCGCTTTGCGCGCATGCCGGTGCGCGGGTTCAGCACGAACACCGCTTCGAGCAGCAGTTCGGTGCTCATAGGCCCTGCACCTTGATGCCGGCCGGGTTCGCGTCAGGCGCCCCCAGCAGGCGGGCAAAGGCACGGCTGGCCGCGTCGACCTGGTCGTCATAGGTGCCGCTGTCGAAGGCCCGCAGCTCTTCCCGGAAGGCCTGATTCCACGGCGCCTCCAGCATGAGCACGTTGCCCACGTTCACCTGGGCCGCGAAGGGCTCCGAGCGCGTTACCTTGTCGCCCGTCTCAGGGCTGCTGTGCACCGCGTAGCCGGCGAGCTGGCGCGTCAGGTACAGGACCTGCGTCTTGCCGGCCTGGCCGGGGTCTTGCGGGATGCTCACGCGCACGCCGGCACCGTCGGCCGTCGTCGTGTTGCGGATCAGCGCGTCGCGCTTGTCGGCCAGGTAGCGCTCGCGCACCACGTCGGCCACGATGAACCGGCCGTCGGCCAGCTTGCCCAGCTTCACGCCGGCCGTGAAGTCGCCGTCGACCGAGCCAGCGAAGTCCCAACCCCGGGCCCACTGCGTCACGCCGGCCGGGATCGCCTTGACGGTCTGCAGCATGCCGACCTCGAAGATGTCGCCCTGCAGCGGCTTGGGCTTCTGCTGGTACAGGCTGGCCCAGGTGCGCGGGTAGACCTTGAACGGCTCCCAGTGCCCAGGCTTGAACCACTCCGGCCACAGCGACTCGCCCAGCGCGCGGCCCAGCGGGTCGTCGGCGCGGTCGGCCTCGGCAGGCAGGCAGACCACATACCAGCGCCGGCCATCGCGGCCATTGAACCACCCGCTCTCGCCGTCCCAGCCTTCGGGCAGGATGCGCCCGGCCGGGTCGTCCTCGTGCCACCTGGTCAGCACCATGACCTGCGGCGCGCCGGGTATCAGGCGGCTGCAGAAGTCGTCGATGTAGGCATCCCAGGTCTTGTTTCGGATGGTCTCGGACTGCGCGGCCTCGCGGCCTCGGATCGGGTCATCGATCAGGCCCAGCGCTGCGCGGTTGCCCGTCAGGCCAGACAGCAGGCCGCCGGCCATGAACTCGCTGCCGTTGTCCAGGCTCCACTGATGCACCGCGCGGTTGTCGGCCTTCAGCGTGCGCCCGGTCAGGTTGTGGAAGCTCCTGCTGCCGATCAACTGCCGGGCCCGCCGGCCCTGCTTCTCGGCGATCTCGCTGGCGTAGCTGGCCAGGATGACGTGCCGCCGCGGCTTGCGCGACATGAACCACGGCACGAACACCACGTCGGTGTAGGTGCTCTTGGCCGACCCTGGCGGCATCAGCACCATGAGGTTCTGGATCTCGCCAGAGTCGATGGCCTGCAGCTTCTCGCACAGCAGCGCGTGGTGCGCTGCCAGGCTGTCGAGCTTCATGACGCTGAAGCGGTCCTCCTGGGCCTCATCGGACAGCGGCACCGTCGGGATGTCGACCAGGCAAGCGAAGTCGGCCAGGCTGCGGCGGGCCAGCTCACGGCGGGCCGCCATGACGTGCTCTGGGCGGATGTCAGTCGCCAGCATCGCCCAGCTTCAGTGAGGCCAGCGCGCGAAGTTGCTCGGGCGTGGCGTTGCTCAGGTCCACGCTGACCATCGTCAGCGGCTCGCCACCCGGGCCCGTCAGTGCGCGCTGATCGCGGAAGGCTTGGACATCGACGTGGCGGCCGATCAACTCGATGTGCTTGGTGCGGTCGGTCATCTTCACTTTCCGAATCTGGATGATGGTCGACTCCTCGCCAACACCAACTCGCTCTTCGGCGGTTTCCAGGCCGACCACCACGCCACACCTGAAGGCCATAGGCCAATCCTTGACCGGCTTCAGCAGGCCGCCTGCGTCATACAGGTCAGCCAGGTCTGCGGCCTTCTCATCTGCCAATGTGCGCAGCACCCAATCGGCGTTGATCTTGGTGCGCTCGCTGCGCTGCTCCTTGGCGGCAGCTATGGCTGCGGCAATCGTAGGTTTACCGAGGTTCTCGCGGCCGATGGCATCGGCAGTCCGCACGCTGTAGCCGGCACGGCGCGCGGCAGCGCTGGCGTTCAGGTCGACGAGGTATTCCTCGACGAATCGCTCTTGCTTTGGCGTCAGATCGTTGCGCGCCTTCATGATGTCGCCTTCCTCGCATCCATCTGCCCATGGTCCCGCGCCTCTCCGACGTGGAACCTGTGGCAGAACTTGCAGTCATACGGCTCGACGTGCGCGCCCTGGTCTCGGCGGTTGAGTCGCACGGCGCCGCGCTTGGCCTGGGTGAAGGTGCCGAACTCGCGCTTGCCGGTGCAGCCGGGCTTGTGGGTCACGGCCGCACCTCACAAACCCGCCAAGTCACGCCGCCCATCGTGAACCGCTCGCCCAGGCGCACGGTGAACGGCGCCAGCTGCGGCCCAGCGTACTGCAGCAGCATGGGGCGCCAGTTGCCGGGGCCGATGGGTTTGGCGATCACGGTCACACCCACTCCGCGCGCACAGACAGAACAATCGCCTCTGTCTGCGTCAGCCCCGTTGCCTCTTTGATCGCTGCCGCCTCTTTTTTCAGCACTCGCAGGCTTACGCCCATCAGCCGGGATGCCTCGCCGCGCTCGAAACCCTTGGCAACCAGCCGCAGAAATTCGCGCTGGCGTTCACTCAGGACGGAAAGCTCATCCTGCGCGGCTTTGACAACCGCTTGATGCTCTTCCCATGCAAGAACGTATGCGCGGCATCCGTAGGTACAGAACTCGCGCTCCGATAGCTTCACGCCTTGGTCTGTGGTATCTGTCACTGCCGCCACCTCCATATCACCGGGCGGATGCCCTGCGGCCTTGGCTCATGCCCAGCCGGCTCGATCCACCCCCTGTCCCGCATCTTGTTGATGTATGCGCGGGCGGTTTCTTCGCATAGCCCATGCAGAACGCGCAGGCCCACAGCGCTTGTCGGCGTCTTGCGGATGCTGTCGATGGCATCGCAGAACTTGTCGATGTAGGCTGAAGTCATGCGGCACCCATTGCAGCGGCTGCTCGGACGATGGCGCGGCGGGTGGCGGCTTCGTAGTTACTGCCGACCACATATTCCGTGTGGATCGGGTCGCAGTCGCCGCGCCAGATTTCCACAAAACCCGGAAAAACTTCAATGCCCTCGGCATTCGTGGCCGAGAAAATGTCCACATGGAATCTGTGCCGCACAGCCAGCCTCAGCGCGTCACCGTCGTCCTCCAAGGGATTCCACGGCGGGCACCCAGCCTTTGGGTCCGGGATCACCAGCAGCCCGTGGAAGTCGGTCAGTTCGATTCCCGCAGCCTTAGCCGCAGCCTCCAACAGTTCACGGTCAGTCATGCTTACCCCCGCGCTTCTCTATTGCTTGCGAAATAAGCACGGCAGCGACAACGACGCACATTCCAAGGTATGCGATTGAAAGCGCAATCATGCGGCCATCCTTTCGGCGTAATGCCAGATCGACGTATAAACGGGCTGTGGCGCCTGCCATTCCCGTTCGCTGCACCATCGGTAGCGGGTGGGTTGTTTTGTCGCCGCCTTGGCCTGTTTCTGCGCGTTCTTGAGGCATTGGCGTTCTGCTTTGCTCGGCGGCTTCTGCCTGTCGGGGCGATTTCGGTCCTTTTCGCGCTCTGCTCTGCGCTCCTTCAGGCCCCGCGCCAACTCAGCCCGGATGCGGTCAACGTGGGCTGTCAGTTCGGCACGGTGCCGGGGGTGCGTCCACAGACATTGCCTGCCGACTTGCATCCACAGCACGCGGCCTTGCTCACGCAACACGGCAATGTGGACTTCGCAGGTGCTGTCGGCCAGGCCCACATGCGCCTTGATTTCGTGGATGGTCACGCCAAGCGGGTGAGCGTCCAGAAAGCTTGCGATGCGCTCACGGCGTGCGGCTGCGTCTTCGGCTCGTTGTGCGGGGGTCATGCGCGCACCTGCCGGTCAAGGATCAGCGCCAGATGCGTGCGGTTGCGGGCTTGCAGCTTGTCCCGCATCCTCAGAATGTGCGACTTCACCGCAGACTCCGACTGGATGCCGACAGCTTCGGAAATCTCCAAGTCCGTGAGTGCATCCAGCAGGCAGGCGGCAATTGCGCGCTGCGTTGGGGATAGCTCGGTCGTGCGGCGGGCGTGGCGGGTGGCGGCAATGCCTTGGCGGGGGGCGGTCATGAGCTCACCTTCATTGCCGGCAGCAGCGCCACTACTTCACGCGAAGTCCGCATGTCAGGGATCAGGCCCACAACGTCGGCTTGCTTCAGGCGCCCAAGCTGGACAGCCCTGGTCAGCACCTGCTCGCGGCCCCTTGGATTCCAGCCCAAGCTATGCGCCCACTTGGCCGGCACGCCGTTGCTGCGGGCTTCGTCAACCAACGATTTGTAGGCTTCACGGAACGCCAGGCGCGCGGCATTCAAGCCACCGTCGAAGTTGCACAGGCTGAACGCCTTAGCCATTTCCTCTGTCCACACCACAGACTCAGATTCCGACAGCGGGACCATTGCCCATGCCTCATCCGGCCCCGGCCTGCCGTCGTCAATGCGGCTGATCACATCGGCCACGGTCAGCACACCGCGCACTTCCTTGCGGCAGCGGGTAAGCGCCTTCAGAACCGCGGCTTCTTCGTAGCACGACAGATCGGACACGAACACCCGCGCGGCAGGTTCTGAAAAGACCCGGCCACACAGTTCTGCGGTCACGGCCACGGCTTCAAGCAGCTTTGAGCTTGCCATCTTCTTCCTCGCGTTGTTGGGCCTCAGCGATCAGGGCGCCGAAGGCGTTGGCGTTGGTCTGCGTCTTGTCGGCCTGCTGGCCTTGAGTCCGCGTCATCTGGCGATTCGTCGCCCACTCCGTGCGCAGCTTCTCGGCGTCACGCAGCATCAGGTTGACCGGGTGCATGGCCGACACGTACAGGCCGTTCTGGTGCCGGACGTAGAAGGCCGCGACTGCTGGCGCTTCGTCTGCAGGGATGCGTCCGACGAATTGCGCTAGCTGGCCGTTGACCCTGGCGTTCCTGACAGGCTCCGCGCCGTAGCGGCCTTGGTAGGCAAAGGCATAGGCTCCCCACGTTTCAGAGCTAACCGGCGCGGCAGTCGAGCGCTTTGCGCGAGGCTTGCCCGCAATTTGTGATGCCTCTGCCTCTGTCTCTGGGTCTGCCTCTGTCCTCTGTAATGCCTCTGCCTCTGCCTCTGTCTCTGGTACAGCACCGCGCAAGCACTCTGCTAGCACTCCGCTAGCGGCTTGCACCGGCTCAAAGAAATGCTTTTCCAGCAGTGGGCGAAGTGCTACAGAGATTTCTTTCTCTGTACTGCGAAGGCGGAACGCCAAATCATCCGGGTCTGCATTGATGACGCCATCAACCGATTCACTGGCGAGAAGCCAGAGCATGGGGGCCAAAGCCCTGCTAGCGACCGGAAGCCGCTGGAAATCCTTGTTGTCCAGCAAACCGCGATGCAGACGAATCCACGGCGGGTTACGGTCTTTGTAGTGCTGGAAATCGCGCCAGTTGCGCGGCACGATCTTCATGCTTGTGCCCCTCTTGAGAACGCAGCAGTCGCCGCCTTGTCTTCCTTTTGCTTGCGTCGGTTGCACGTTTCGCACAGCGTCTGCAGGTTGCTTGGCACGTTCAACCCGCCAGCAGGCCGCGTGACGATGTGGTCAACGATCAAAGCGTCGGAACTTCCTGCGCCTGTCTTGGTGTCGGTCCCGAGCGTGTATCGACCGGAATAGTCAGCAGGCACGTTCACTGCCTTCGCGTCGCACCGCCGGCACTTGAAACCATCGCGGCGGAACACTTCTCGCCGCAAGGCGGCATGGCACGGGATATTGAACTTGAGCGCACGCACGCTCGATGTGACGGGCCACGCGCGGCCATCCATGTCAGTCCAAATGCGTTCGGCTTTGGTTCTCACGCAGTCCACCTCGTTGGCTGAACAACGCGCCAAGTCACCAAGCCGTCGCGCGTCTTGCCCTTCTTGACTTGCTCGTCGGCGCGCAGCGATTCCTCAATGCGCTTCCAGGGGCACACGCTGACGCCGAGGGCCAGCATCTGCATGTAGGTGTGTGGGCGCTGCTTGAGCGCGGCTATCAAAAGCCGGCCCTGCGTTGCGTAGACGTTGCGCTTCATGCCTTGTCATTGCTTGCGCACCGTGGCCACGCCATCGGAAGATTCCCGCGCCACTTGCTGCCAGTGCGCAGACCTTTGCAGCCGCATAGGTATAGGACGCGGGTATCTGATCCGCCGCCGCCTGGGTTGCGCTGGGCGGTCAGGTCTTTCTGGGACGAGAAGCGGTTCATGCTGCGAACAGGTCTTCGGTCTTCGTTACTGCGCCGGCCAGATTGGCAACAGCCTGCTTGAAGTAGCTGGCCTTCAGTTCCGCGCCGACAAAGCGCCGGCCCATTTCCAGCGCCACATAGCCCTCAGACCCGATGCCCATGAACGGCGACAGAACGATGTCGTCAGGGTTCGTCCACAGCATCACGCCACGGCGGATCACGTCGAGCTGCAGCGGGCAGATGTGGCGCTCGTCATCATGCTCACGGGCGCTCATGTACTGCAGGGTGTCTGACTGGTTTATGTCCATCCACACCGGGCTGGCGACCTTCTGCCAGACCTCGACGGGGAACTCCTGCGCCGTGTGCGTGACGTGCTCCTCGGCTTCGCCTGGGCAGCGCATCGTGATGAGGTAGTCAGGGATGCCCATGCGGGTCATTTCAGACCGCTCGCGGATGCTCTTGTGCAGCAGGCCCAGCGCCTTGGTGCGCGTCATTGCGGTAACCGGGTCTTTCCAGATCGTCGCCTTGCTGTGGAAGATGAACCCGTGCCGCTGGAAAGCCCGCAGCAGATCGCCGGGGAAATCCTTCAGCCCGATGTAGCCGTCGCGCTCCTTGCTGGCCGGCATGTCCATGCAGTGAAAGCTGACGTTCCGGCCGGGCTTCATCACGCGGCGCAGTTCGGCAATGAGGAAGTCGAAGTGCTCGAAGAACTCGGCATCGTCGCGCACGTTGCCCATGTCGCGCGGGCTGTTGCTGTAGGTGTAGAGGCTAGCGAACGGCGGCGAGAAGATCGAATAGCCCACGC